CTCTGTGTAAAAGCACAACTGCTTTTACTCTCCAATCATTAACCTAGCTTTAGAGCGAGGAGAACGACATGACCCGATACAGACGCGTGCGTGAACAAGGTGAGTTTACGCCAATAACCAGAACAATTGATTTTGTTGGTTACGATGGCAGTACAAGCTCATCTAGTTACGACACTAAGGCTCTCGAAGGAGAGACGAAGTACATGGTTGATTATGTTACATCAAACTATGCTGCGCGATCGGGTAAGGGAGATGTCATTATGAGTCCAATGAGTTCAACTGTTGAACAACGTACTATCTATTCATCCAATCTAAGTGTTAAAGAATACTTAGGTGGATCGAACTATAATACGTACAACATGACGAACGGCTATTACATGCTTTCGCGTGCCTTAGCTTATCATATGGACATTCCTATTGACATTAACCAGCTAGAAACTTTAGCTGGAACCGCGGCTGCGGCGGATATATCAGCACCCGATTTTCAGGGTACTGTGTTCCTTGCAGAGTTACGAGAAACTTTACGTTTCTTACGCGCTCCACTTTCGACTATCACCAACACTGTCAAGCGTGCTAAACGCCAGGCGCGAAAGCAAAAGAAAGAGTTTTCAAAACTTTCTTTAGCTAAGCGTAGGAGAATAGCACAGCAAGGCAGGTATTCAACTACCTATCAAGGTAAATTGATAAACGGTGAACTCGCGTTAGCGGACTTTGTGTCTGCTAACTGGTTGCAGTATCGTTATGGAATTGTTCCATTACAACACGATATTGTCGACTTTATGAGTGCTCTTACTTTAAAAGCAGCTCCTGTCAATCGTAAGACTGCCAGAGGGTACGCGTTCAACACCGGATCGGATAGTACTGTTCTAACGAGTAGTACTGGTCACGTAGATATAACCAAAAATCTACAGACCACCCGACGAGTTGAAGTTCGCGCAGGAATTCTATATTCCTGGACTCATACCGATACGTTTGGTATGAATCTCCGAGAGCTGCCTATCGGACTTTGGGAAGCCATTCCTGGCTCCTTCTTGTTCGATTGGTTCAGTAATGCTGCGGATGTTTTCCGTGCCATTACTCCAAAGCAAGGTGTCACCCGACACGCTGATTGGACCACAAGGGTAGATGTAACTGAGTCAGTATCTAACGGCACTATGTCGTCGAATGATACGCCAGGGGAAATTCTTTCCTGGGATCTCATCACAACGCCCACTTCTAAGGAGTCAATCTTGACAACTAAGAAAAAGCGGGATGCTGGCAACAAAGTCGGTTTCGCAACATTCCCAATTCCCTTTGAAGGGGAACTAGGAACGAAGCGTATAATCGATTCTCTATCGCTACTGACGCAACTCTTGCTAAGTAAGATATAGATAGTTGTCAATCTCAAAATCAAATCGGCAATTTTGCCAAACTCAACCTTAAGGAGACATTTTATGTCTTTAACTATCAATACCAAGTCCTTCGATAAGGACATACAGCTGCAAAACGTGGTCGGGATCCGTTATAATGGACCTAACCATGGATCGAGTCATAAAGAATACGCAGACTTAATCCGCGTAGACGCAAACTCGAATGCAGCACAACCGAAATCCAAGACAAAAGCACGTCTTGTGAAAACGGCTACAGACGGTACTGATCCTTTAACCGATGCGTTAGCTGAACTGAATGTTCAACTACCGGTGGGAATGGACGCTACAGAGCGTACTTCCTTCATAGCAGATATTGTATCGTTGTTTGGAAATTCAACATACATGACAGCGTTAATAGAAGACTTGGATCTTGACCAGTAATATGGTCCGGTTCGTCGGTTATCTATTCGCCATCATGCTCGTCACAGCGTGCTCTAGCTTTCTGCTAGATTACGGTGATGACGAGCAACATCTGTTAATCAAGTCTGAAACTTCAGAAACGAAGTGTAAGACTCCATCAGTAAATAAAGGAGATGTACCCTTATGCAAGGACATCCTACCAGAAAGCGGAAAATCTCTCTAGATTTGCCGCACAAACCTGAGGCTATCTATTCTAAGATAGTCAGACAGGCGCTAGTAGCGGGTTCTCTACCCGAGAAAGATAAACTGTTGGGGCACTTACGTGCTCGACAGTTCAATCTTCTGCTCGAATGGAGTGAGCGTGTGAGTCCACAGTTGTATGACTCATCGGCATCTTATTTTGCCGCAGCTCAAATATCAGCGTTAATCAAGTCTTACCCCTTCTCTAAAGAGCAGATATCTGGCCTTTCGCCAGATACCGTTGCTTATGAGAGGTTTGCATCGGCGGAACACCGGTGCAAGAGGGTAAACTTGCGTGCTCGCCTTCGAAAGAAGGCACGCGCATGGGAGCCGTATGCAGAAATTTATGCATATGCTCGTAGCTATATCTCTTCCACAATTGGGTTTGCACCCGATATGGTCGAAATAGCACGTAATGCTGATATAACACCCGGGGCAGCAATTGGAGTACATGGTAATAAGACCAACATGGCTAGAAAACTACTAGCTACAAGTTGGACGTGTACCCAAGCTGCGATTCCTTACGCCGTAGCCTGTCTCGGCACAAACGATCATTTCTATGAAGCCATCCTTCCTGGACGGCCTATATGCTATGATCGCGAGAAATTCGTTTCTCTGTGTCTAGACAAAATAACGGTTGTAAACTACAATAAAATCGTTTTTGTACCAAAGAAGGCGCGCTCCAGTCGGGGCGTGTCTGTTGGTCCATTACTTAATGGGTATGTACAAAACGGAGTTGATACCACCATGCGGCGCTGTCTTAAGCGCCGCGGTATCGATTTGTCTGATCAAAGCAGAAACGCCTACTTAGCTAAGCTAGGTTCTATGCCTGATCAGTTTAATCCGTATGTCACTATAGACCTCGTCAACGCCTCGGAACTCATTCCCGAGACAACCGTTGAGGATC